AGCGCCACCTCCTCCACCACCGCCACCGCCACCGCCACCGCCACCGCCACCGCCACCGCCACCGCCACCGCCACCGCCACCGCCACCGCCACCGCCACCGCCACCAAATTCGCTGAATCCTGTTTGGAATCCGTTGTCACCCATGCCGCCATATTCGAAATAGCCCACCATGAACGGCACATCGACAGTTTGCGTCACGTAGTACGGCAACACTTCAGGCAGCGCCTCGAGCTCTACGCTCGGCGCGAGCGGCAGGAAGCGTACATCGCACGTCATCTGCGGCACGGGCAGCGCATGGCGCTTGTGGTGGTGCTTTACGGGCGGCGCTAAGCAGGGTTGCGCAAGGGTCAAAGCAAGAATTAGAGCGCTCATAGCACATGACTCCAAGTTTTTCGACTAAGGACTCGGCTGATAGCGGTAGTGCTCACTCCGTGCAATGTAGCTAGCGTTTCATGTCTTTCGCTCGATGCGCGTATCTCGCGCACCCTTGCGTTGTTCAGTTTGGCTTGCGTGTTGCGCGAGCCGCGTTGGTGCTGAAACCCTTTGGGCCATGCCGGGATACTGCCTATCGGCTTATCCGCTTGCGGGTCGCCATGGCGGCGTTTGCGCGCATAGTGCGCTGCGCACATGCGACAACGCCGAAAGCGCGGTCGCTCGCAATTGGGTACTGAGCAAGTCATAGCACACGCTCGATCTTAACGATATTCCAGGCAAGACAGAGCATTGCTGCCTGCGTAATGCTACTCGCTAGCATCCGGTAGCTGGTTTGCTTAGTGGTGACGCGGTAGAGTTTCATTTGACTAACTTCGCCATTACTAGCGCAGCCTCGTATTGCTTGCGGTACAACGTTCCTGCTTTGTGTGTTTTCTTAACAGCCGCAAGAAGTTCAGCACGCGAGCCACTGAAACAACCTGTCGTATATCTAACCTTGATTTTAGTATCGACATGGATAGACAGGGATGCGCGCCGTGATCCGATAGGTCCGATTAGTAGAAATGACGCGTCGTCACGTACCCACGCGTTGCCGGATACCCGCGCGTTGCCGGATACCCGCGCGTTGCCGGATACCCGCGCGTTGCCGGATACCTGCGCGTTGCCGGATACCGACGCGTTGCCGGATACCGACGCGTTGCCGGATACCTGCGCGTTGCCGGATACCCACGCGTTGCCGGATACCGACGCGTTGCCGAATACCCACGCGTTGCCGGATACCTGCGCGTTGCCGAATACCTGCGCGTCGCCGGATACCTGCGCGTTGCCGGATACCGACGCGTCGCCGAATACCCACGCGTTGCCGGATACCGACAAGTTATGCTCCGTGGCTATGAATCCGCCCAGTTCGCCGGCTGCAATGGTGCCAAATGCGACTTTGGCGCGAATGCGGAACAAACCGTCTCTAGTTTCGGCCGTCAACTCATATTTTTTGTTCTTCATAGCGCCCCCAACATGTCGAACGTTTCTCGCGCTGGCGATTCCTGCTCGTTGAGTGTGTCAGCAGCTTTGACGGCTGCTTGGCGCGTCGTATACTTGCCAACGTCGCGGTAATGTCCATTGTGATTGCAAGCCACGATCCAAAAACCGTGACGCTGAACGTGCGAGACGAAATATGATTTACTCACGCGCCTACTCCCTTGATCGTTTCAAATGTTGCAACATGCGCAATGGTGTCGGCCGCTTGGCTCCAACGCGATGCGCCTATATCATCTTCCCATGCGTTCAAGCTGTGCGCCTGCAGTTCGCAGCTATGGGCAACCGCAATGAGCAAATCAGTCAGGCTCATGCGATCAAGCAGTGCGTCGATGTAGAATTCTGCGTTCATAGTGGGTTTCTCCTACTTCAATTGAAACCGATAGCCGATCTTAGCGGTGAACTGCTCGCGCGGTCCAAGCACCTCGCCGTACCCGTACATCGTGGTGCCGCCCGAGTTGACGTAACCTGGGTAGTTCATGCGCTTATCGAGCGCGATCCCTTCCGAGACATCCAGAAATAGGTGCTTCGGCAAATCCCAATGAGCCTCAAGCGCAAGCGCCTCGCTCCCATAGTTGGTTCGATCGCTGCCAAAGTGCTGCACTGCGTGTGACTGGTGAACGAGCTCCGGGGCAATGTAGTTCGGCGTGATAGCCGCGCACCCTCCAATTCCCCCGGCAAGGCCGGCGGCTACAAACATCAGCACGACGGCTTTCATGCGAACACCACTTGCGCTGCGAATAGCGCTGTGATCATGAGCCACGTTGCGGCAAGTGCGATCAGTTGCCATTGGGTGAACGATGAGTTACGCCGCTGTGCGCGTGAGACGTTGAATGGGTTGCGAGTGATCATGTTGAGCTCCTACCAGTATTTGCTAATAAAGTGGATAGGGATGTAGAGCAGTCCGCAAGTGATTGGCACATTGACAAACAGCCAAAAGAAAAACCCATCGGTGCTGTTGAAGTCTAGTTTCATGACTGCTTGCTCCGAAGTAGCGACCAGGCCATCCAAAAGGCTGCTTGCTCGCGTGGGGTTTTGTGCTCTGTGACTATGTAATTCATTTCGGGTTGCTCCTCATCGTTGCAGTATTCGGTGTTGTCTTTGTACCAGTCGTAAACGTTCATTTCTTAATACCTTTTGCTAACAGTTATAGTATCGGCTGTACGCGCAACGGATGCAAGGGCAATTGCGTGAAGCAAGTCTCAATATCGAAGCAAATACTTTTCTATTCGCCCTGCAGCCTTCATCAAGACGGTTGCAGCTGCTTCCACAGTTTCAGTATCGGTGTCATTTAACTTAAGCAATTGGATAGCCGCATCTTCCATGCGCTGGACAATGTCTGCAGCAATTTGCTCGGCGCTCATGACAGGAGCTCATCATCGTCAGTCTTGGGCTCTAACCCGATTGCCTCGGCCATATTAGACGGTGCGCCAATCAGCGTGTTCTCTACCTGGCCTGCCACATAAGCATTAATCGCACGTCCAGACAGGAGGAACCATTTCTCTGCGCCCATGCCTTCCCAGGTAATGGCCTTCTCCTTGTTATCGCCAAAGCGGTAACTGTTGAGTTCATCGGCCTCCTGCTCAAAGGTGTGCGCCGACTCCCATTTGTCGAGCTCCTTCAAAATTTGGTACGCATAGGCGCGCGATACGTGGTGCGCGGCGGCCGCCTGCGGCATGGTTTTTGTCTCTGTGCGCTCGGCTAAATAGCGAATAAAGCGCGCCTTCATACGTCGCTCGATCGGGGTTAATTGCTCTTTCCATACGCCCATTGCGATCTCCTAGGTTTTGGGTGGGAGCGCGAAGCATATTACGAATTACTCAGCAATACAAATAATTCGTACTCTGACAGAGTAGACACTGTGGACACTGTGGAAGCCGATTTGCACCTCACCGCTAAAAGCAAATTACTTTTTCTACATCACTTCACCCTCTGTCCATTTGTCTACTCTGTCTACTTGTCTTATTAATTATTATGTTTATCAGTAAATCAATAGCTTACGGAATTGGCAAATAAGACAAATGGACAAACGGAATGGCGTCCACAACGCCTCGAGCCCATTGCAACGTGCCGCCAGGGCGCACCCCTGGCTTGGCACACGTCTTGTGCCATCCGCAGCCGGCTACTGACGCCTCGATACCCTGGCACGCTTCTTGCATTGTGCAGTGCGTCAGGAGGGATTTGCGGCGCTGCCGCATAGGGATGGGCGAATTGCGGGAAGTGAGGGAGACCCCCGAGGGCCCCCTTTGAGAGGCTCAAGGCTAAGCGGTGAGCGGGCGCGTAGGTTCAACCCGCAACCAGCAAATTGGGAAGACGCAACCAGCAAATTGGGAAGACGCAACCAGCAAAAATCTAGACCCCCACCCGGCATGTTTATTGCAGGGACCCTAGACCGGTTGTTTTTAAAAGGCCGCCGGGGGTATGCTTTGTGCCATGGGCATCATTCGATCAGCAGACAACTTAGCGCGCGAGTACACGGAGGAGGCTATTGAGACTTTGGCCGATATCATGCGCTCGGAGGACAACCGCGATCGGCTCAGCGCCGTAAAGGAACTCCTGGATAGAGGCCACGGTAAGCCCCTCTCTGCAACGATCGCGCTGCCCATCTCGAGGCAACAGGCCGCGGCGCTGGCAGCACTATCGGATGATGACTTGATGGCAGCCGTGACCGGAGCACCACTCCCTCGGCTGATCGAGCAGGCCCCTAAGCACGATCCTTTGCTTGACTGACCTTGCTCCCCAGCAGGCGGCCGCGGAGCTCCTGCGCCGGCAACGAGCGCGCGCCTCCTTGATAGAGTTTAGCCAGGCAATTGACATCCCTGGGGTGCCAATGTTAGATGACCCAACCGAGCTTGAGAGTCCTATTGAACGCATCAAAGTCGCCTACAAACCCGTCGAACAGCGTGTTACCATACACCATTTACTCATGATGCGAGCGATACAAAAATGCATGGAAAAACCCCGTGGCAGAACTATGATTTTCGCACCTCCTGGGAGTGCCAAATCCACCTATGGCGCTGTGCTCGGGCCGGCATGGGGGATGGGGAAGTGGCCGGGCTATCAAGTTATTCTCGGATCATACGCCACTTCGATCGCCGTAAAGCAATCGCGCAAGGTCCGAGCGATCGCACGTAATCCGCAGAGCCAATCAATTTGGGAAAGTAAACCAACATTGATGGATGACCAGCGGGCGGTGGACGACTGGCAATTGTCGAACGGTTCCAGCATGATGGCAGCCGGTCTGCTCGCGGGCATTACGGGTAACCGGTGTGATCTACTGGTCCTTGATGATCCTGTAGCCAATCGTGAGCAGGCCGACTCGCCTACGCTTCGCGAGAAGACGTATAACGAGTACATTGACACGGCCATGACGCGCGCTAAGCCGAAAATGTCGGTGCTGATCATTCAGACGCGCTGGCACGAGGAAGACCTTGCAGGTTCAATATTGCCAGTGGACTATGCCGGTGAATCGGGGCTCATTGATTGTCGTGACGGGCAACGATGGGACGTGCTATCTATTCCGGCAGA